CAAAAGAAGGCACAAGCACTAGGCAAAAAAGGTCGTTCAAGTAGTGCGGCCAAAAAGCGCAGAGAAGATCCTAAGAAGAATCGCAAAGGCAAAGCCAAAAACGTTGCTACCAAGACACGTGGTATGAAAGAACAAGGACCACCTGATTACAGCACTGGCAAATCAGCTGACCAAAAAGTAATAAGCCCTAGGACAGTTGGTAAAGTGATATTAGACCCAGAAGGTACAGCACGAGAAACTGGGGGTAGGGTATTAAAAAAAGGTATGAATGCAGTTAAGTGCGCAATTACCCAAGATCCGACTTACTGCAATTTAGCCAATAAATAAAGTATCAAGGAGATAGGGACGATGGCAAAAATCAAACAATTAGCAGTTGAGTTGTGGGCCAGCAACTCAAAATATAAAAAAACTAGCCAAGGTAACAGTCGCAGAGCATCTTTGTGTATGATGAACAAACACAAACGCAGAGGGTACAAAGCATATCGCGGCCAAGGCAGATAATACCTAAATAACTTGCTTTCTTAGTTTCAATACTGTATAATACTATACTTTACTAACAGGAGATCAATAATGGCATCAAGAATGTTCAGTTCAGAGCAAAAAGCAAAACTCACACAGGTTGTTAACGAAGGCATTGCAGTAATGCAAGAAGTTGAAGATCTTAGCGCAGGCCTAAGCGACACTATCAAAGCAGTTGCAGAGGAAATGGAAATCAAACCCAGTATTCTCAAGAAGGCTGTGCGTATTGCATACAAATCCAAACTCACAGACGAGAACGCTGACCACGAAGATCTAAATACTATTCTTGAAACTGTTGGCCGTACTCTTTAATTGAAAAACATAAAGAAGTTTTGGGTCAGCAGTTACACCAGTGACCGCACGGCATTTTATCTTGAGCTGATCAGTTTCGTTACAACTGTCGGCGCAAGTGCGTTGTTAGCCGCAACAGCAGACGCACCCAACATGTTGATAGTGTATCCTGGGTTCTTTGTTGGGTGTATTTCAGGTGCAATTGCATACTTACGTAGAAGTTTACCCTTTCCGTTTTTGTTGACCAGTTGGTTTGCATGTGTTAACATATTCGGATATGGTGTAGCATCAGGATGGTGGTAAAATGAGTTACATAGACGCATTATTTGATAGAAAAGCAGATCGCATACATGTTGTAGAGCGTGTTAATGGGGAACGTGTATACAAAGAGTTTCCTGCTAACTATGTGTTCTACTATGACGATCCCAAGGGCAAGTTCCGTACAGTGTATGGTAGCCCTGTGAACAGATTCAGTACACGCAACGGCAAAGAGTTCCAAAAAGAAATGCGTGTGAACGGCGGAAAGAGACTGTGGGAATCGGATATAAATCCTGTATTCCGCTGTTTGGAAGAAAATTACTTGGGTCAACAATCACCCAAACTGCAAACATGTTTTTTCGATATTGAGGTCGACTTTGACCCCGAACGTGGATTCAGTCCACCTAGTGATCCGTTCAATGCAGTAACTGCAATTACTGTGTATAACGACTGGATGGACAAGTTGATCACGCTGGCCATTCCTCCCAAAGGACTAAGTTGGGAAAGCGCAGAAGAACTGTGCAAAGACTTTGAAAACTGTTTCTTGTTTGAACGTGAAGAAGAACTGTTGGGCACATTCTTAGATTTAATTGAAGATGCTGACATACTGTCGGGTTGGAACAGTGAAGGTTTTGATATTCCTTACTTGGTTATGCGCATAAAGCGTGTACTCAGCAACGATGACAATAGACGTTGGTGTCTCTGGGGGCAACTGCCCAAGCAACGCACATTTGAACGTTTTGGTGCAGAGAATTTAACATTTGATTTAATAGGCAGAGTGCATATGGACTATATGCAACTGTATCGCAAATACACATACGAAGAACGACACAGTTATTCACTGGATGCAATTGGTGAACATGAACTTGGTGAACGTAAAACACAGTACGAAGGCACACTTGACCAGTTGTATAACAAAGACTTCAAGACCTTTATTGAGTACAATCGACAAGATACCGCACTGCTAGGCAAGATGGATAAGAAATTACGTTTCTTGGATCTTGCAAACGAACTAGCGCATGATAATACAGTACTGCTACAAACAACAATGGGTGCAGTGGCAGTTACAGAACAGGCTATTATTAATGAAGCACATCAGCGTGGTATGGTTGTACCTAATAGGAAAGGAAAAGAAGAACATGGTGAAACGCAAGCGGCAGGTGCCTATGTTGCTCATCCCAAAAAAGGGATGCACGACTGGATCGGAGCAATCGACATCAACTCACTCTATCCCAGTGCTATTAGGGCCCTCAACATGGCGCAAGAAAGCATCATCGGACAACTCCGTCCGATAATGACAGACAGATACATCAAGGAAAAACAGGATGCTGGAAAAAGTTTTGCTGATAGTTGGGAAAACATGTTTGGTAGCCTTGAGTATCAAGCAGTAATGAACGGAGAAGTAGGAACTGAGATCACTGTTGATTGGGAAGCAGATGGCAGTAGTGACATAATGAGTGCCGCTGACATTTGGCGATTGATCTTTGACAGCAACAAACCTTGGATGCTAAGTGCTAACGGTACCATATTCAGTTATGAACAAAAAGCAATTGTGCCGGGACTGCTAGAGCGTTGGTATGCAGAACGTAAAGAACTGCAGGCAAAGAAACGTGAAGCAGAAACTCCAGAAGATGTTGCATTCTGGGACAAGCGACAGTTGGTCAAGAAGATTAACTTGAACAGTTTGTATGGTGCTATTCTTAATCCTGGTTGTAGGTTCTTTGACAAACGCATTGGACAATCAACCACACTGTCAGGCCGTATCATTGCCAAGCACATGGATGCGTTTGTTAACGAAGCCATCACGGGTGTATATGATCACACTGGTGATGCTGTTGTGTATGGTGATACTGATAGTTGTTACTTTACTGCATGGCCTGCTATCAAAGATGATGTTGAAGCAGGCAAAATGGAATGGAACAAAGACATTGCTACACAGGTGTATGACAACATTTCAGATCAGTTGAACGAAAGTTTCCCACTGTTTATGGAAAAAGCATGCCACTGCCCACGTGAAAATGGTGCATTGATCAAAGGTGGTAGAGAAATTACTGCAACCAAAGGCTTGTATATCAAGAAGAAGCGTTATGCCGCATTGATATACGACATGGAAGGTACTAGACTTGATCAAGGCGGAAAGCCAGGCAAAGTAAAAGCCATGGGCCTAGACTTGAAACGCAGTGATACTCCGCCTGTTGTACAGGACTTCCTAAGTGACATATTACTTGGTGTGCTAACAGGATCAACCAAAGAACAGATATATGATAAAGTTCGTGACTTTAAGATTGCATTCCAACAGCGTCCAGCATGGGAAAAAGGTACTCCCAAGCGTGTAAACAATCTAACCAAGTATACTGAAGCAGAAAAGCGACAGGGCAAAGCAAACATGCCCGGGCACGTAAGAGCCGCAATGAACTGGAACTACCTCAAACGCATGCATGGTGACAACTACAGTCAGAATATTGTTGATGGTATGAAAACTATTGTGTGCAAACTCAAAGAGAATCCAATGGGTTACAAGAGTGTAGGGTATCCAACAGATGTTTCACATATTCCACAGTGGTTTAAAGACTTGCCATTTGATGATGCACTAATGGAGGCAACTATTGTGGATCAGAAAGTAGAGAACCTACTGGGTGTACTTAAATGGGATATTGCAGAACATACCAACATTAAAACAACATTTGACGACCTATTCAGCTTCGAATAAATACCTATGTACAATTACATAGTGATATTCGATGAACTTACAGCAATTAGTTGACTTCAGGAACAGTCTTAGAAGCAGTATAAGAACAGACTCTATCCACACGGAAATTAAAACACTAATTAAGACTATCAGTGACATTTCCGCACACAGTCTCACTGATGACTTTAAGCAATCGTCTGACAATATAATAGAATCGTACAACAACTTGCTAGTACAAGTAGATGCTCCGCTAGTCGACGTTAAGCAACTGTTAGATCAAGTTGAAGAGAAGATATTACAGCAAAGTCAAAAGTTTTTTACAGCAAGTTATGCTGTAGAATTACAAATAGAAGAAATAGAAAATCTAACACAGAACCTCCGAGGGCATCGACATTGGAGAAACATCAGACTGGATTACGACGATAGCCCTGATCAGCACATGTTAGGAGTTATTCAACAAAACTGCTCGTATCAATATCCAGTATTAGAAATAGGATGCAGAGATGGTGAATGGACCAAGCACTTGGTTGCTGGTGACCCGTTGTATGTAGCAGAATATACAGAAGAGTTCCTCCACAATGCTGTTCATCAATTTACAAAGCAGTATGTGCCTAGGGTAAGACAATACCTAGTCAAAGACAATACCATACATGGCCTACCTGAAAATCAATTTGGTTTTATTTTTAGTTATAACTTCTTTAATTATCTTGCATTTGATACTATTAAAGAGTGGATGCGCAAGGTACACACTTGGTTAAGGCCGGGTGGTGTTATAATGTTTACATACAACAACGCAGACTTTGGATACGGTGCTAGTAGGGCCGAATCAGGAACTCAAAGTTATTGCCCAATGAGTTTATTGGTTCCCATGTGTGAAAGTATAGGACTTGAATATTATCAGCACAAAGACTATGTTGATATAAACAGTTATAACCCTTTCAGCTGGATACAGTTCAAAAAGCCAGGAGAGCTATCTACAGTAAAAGTAGCGCAGGCTTTAGGGCAAATAAAATTCTACCACGATACTTGATTTTCTAAATACAATCTGTTATAATTACTCATCTTTAACGGAGGCCTAAATGAAAGATTACTTACAAGATATAGTAAAACACACGCATGCTCTTGGATTCATTGACTTAGTAAAAGTTACAGGAACAAGCACAGAAACAAAAGTTGATGCAGTTAGCGAAGACAGAAGTGCTATTGTGCAAGCTCAGTTTCACAATCCGGTTCCAGATTTTGTTGGAACATTTGGTATGCCGAATCTAGGCAAACTAAACACAATTCTTAATATTCCAGAGTACAGCGAAGATGCTAAACTTACAGTAAGCAAAACAGATGCTGGACCAGCTGGCGTGCATTTCGAAAATGCCGCAGGTGACTTTAAGAATGATTACAGATTTATGAGCAGTGAAATTGTTAACGACAAGCT